ACCAATCTTCTCACGCCACTGGTTGATGATAAGACCTGTGCAACCACGGTCTTCATTGACAAGGGAGCGCTTCTGTGACTTAGACGACTTACGAAAGAACTTTCCAGTAAGACGAGCACCAAGACCTACAGTGAACTCTTCCATCATCTTTTCTGCCTCTGCGTCTGGAACAAGAGCAGGCAATGAATCAATAACAATCATGTCTACTGCACGGTTATCCAACGCACGGATAGCAAGGTCATACACCTGCTCCATGATGTTGTTCTCAACAATCCAAAGACGGTCAAGGTCTACACCAATTGATTGTGCATACTGAGGGACAAAGTCTTCAGCCGCAATCCACATAGCGCAAAAGTCTGGGTCAAGTGCTTGGTTAGCCGCAATGGTCTTATACGCCATAGCGGTTTTACCTGATGACTCTTCACCAATGATTTCACTCCATTGGTTTACAGGCCAACCTCCGCCAAGCATGAGGTCATAGGACAATACACCTGTGGTGATGCGTGGGATTAACTCACGAACATCAGATCCTTTTACAATCGTACCTACACCATTCTTTTTATTAATAGATGAAATTATTGATTGTAATGATTCGTAGTCTGCCATTTTATCCTCTTGGTGTTGCTTGATCGTACATGCCGTTCCAACCGCACTCGTAACAACGAGGGGCTGGTGAATGACCGTTGATCATAGAATTAGATCCTCGACCTGTTCGTGAAAATACATAAATACTTCCGCAGTCGGGGCAGGTCATGTTACCTTCTTTACGCATTGCTTCCCCGCCTTTCCACAAACGAAGTGCTTCGCCCATGGTCAAGTTATCCGTAGGTGCTCGATTAGGATCAAGAACATCTTGTCGTTCAGCCTGCATAGGTGATGACATGGGGACAGACGCTGGAATATGTACAGGTGCAGACAACGGGGGAGTTTGGTAAGTCCGTTGTGGTGTGGGTTGTTGACCACCAAGTTTTTTTGTCCACCAATCAGTCATCGTACATTCCGTCCTCTTCTTCCATAACCATTATTACTTTTTCAGAATCTAGCAACTTGTTAATAAGTGACACACCATGTGATACCAGTATTCTGTGAAAACTGTCTTCGTCGTCTGTTTCAATTTCTCCCATATCGTGCAGTTCACAGAACCAGTCAGAGGCTTCAAGTACTTCTTCTAAGAGTCCCATAGAGGTCATTAATGCCCACCGAGCAATGACTTCGTAAGTTTCTGCTTCCCTAACTTCTTCTGAGGGTGTCGAGAACCCAACAGTGTTAGCAAACTCCTGCCCAAGTGCTGGAGACAACATGAGGTAATACATCCGCTTGTCAATTGCACTCACTTGGCGTCTGCCCAACTATACGCAGAGTCACAGGAAACCAAAAGAGGTACACCATCCATGACCCTATTGTGCCCCATGGCATCCATGAATCGAGGCTTGAGTTCCTCTAAAATATCTTCAGGCACGGATACCACCAGTTCGTCATGTACTTGAACCAAAAGCGTAGCACCAGTTCCTTTCAGTAATTCTGCTATATCAACCATCGCTTGCTTACAGATATCAGCGGCTGATCCTTGTACAACAGCGTTGACAGCCTGTCGTTCAGCACGAGATCGGGTGTACTCATCTGATGAACTGAGGTCTGCTAAACGGCGACGGCGACCAGCAATGGTTGACACATACCCCTTGTTACGCCCTGTCTCAACAACTCGACGCTTCCATTCGGTAAGACCAGAGAACTGTTTGTAATACTGATCAATCATTGCTCTAGCGTCATCAACTGAAATACCTGTGGTGTTTGCTAGTTTGTGCGGTCCACCACCATAAGCCGTAAGGAAGTTAACGCCCTTACCTATTTGACGCTCTTCATTGGTAACTTCCTCTGCTGGTTTCTTAAACAGAAGAGCAGCCGCACCTGTATGAATGTCAATGTTGTTACTAAAGATCTTTAACATTTGTTTATCTTGTGAGAACATCGCCATAACACGCAACTCAATCTGGTCGTAGTCCGCTACAAGAAGTTGGTGCCCCTCTGGAGCAACAAACAAACTTCTAATACTGGATGACCGTGGGATGTTCTGGAGGTTAGGGTTGCTAGATGACAAGCGCCCTGTAGCAGTACGGTGCAAGTGAAACGAGGGGTGAAGTTTGTGGTGGTTCAACTTAGGTATCAATCCATCTACATAAGTGGATTTAAGTTTCTGCATTTCTGAGTACTGAAGAAGTAGCGGTATTACTGGATGCTCGTGCTTTAACTTCTGTAGGGACTCTTCATCTACCGACGGTGAACCTTTGGCAGTCTTCTTGACTGGCTTTAGCGCCAGACCACCTTCACGCTTCTTGTTAAACAAGAGCGCCTGCTTATGAGGGTTGGAGTCAGGGTTAAAACCTACAAAGGCGTGCTCGCTAATAGCCAAGATGATCTCACGAAGTTTTGAATCTAATTCTTTACCAAGGGATTTGAGTGCACGACTGTCAACAAGAATGCCGTTGTCTTCCATCTCCATAAGTACACGCAAGACTTCAGAGTCTAAAAGGAAAGCGGAGTGAAGGTCTTTGCGGAACCCAATGCCACGCCACAAGTGTGTGTAAAGCATCCAAGTCCAGCGAGCGTCAAGGTGTACATACCTGACTGCTTTATCAAAGGGTACTTGCTCGATGATGGCACCAAGTTTTCCCTCACGACCATGGGAGTTAGTTTTGTAGTTGTACTTAACTACTTGCTCCATGGAGTAACTCATGAGGTTTTCATCAATGATGTGTTGCATCAAGATGGTGTCATAGAACGGACCATACGGCAATTCCCCGTAGTACTTACCAATGGAGCGAGCATCAAACTTAACATTGTGCCCGATCTTGATCAGGTCACTAAAAAATATGGGGCGCAATGCCTCTAAGACATCAGTTCTATTTAATTGTTCTGGTGGGTCGGCATAGACAGCAGGAATTACATACTTGTACTTTGCCATGGACTCTTCACCGCTCTTGAGAAGTTTGCGGTAACCCTCTGGAGGAATGGTCGTGCCATCGCCAACTTCTTCTGGTATCAAAGTGATACCAACACGATGACCCATGGGTATAGCCCACGAATGACCAGCAGTGGCTAATGAGATCCAAAAGACCTCATTGCGCTTAGGGTCTAATGCCAGATTCCCACGGTATCTAGCCTCGATTGTTTCACGAGCCTTGCGGGCAATTTCTGGACTGGGGTTCTTCAGTTTCGATAGGTGTGTCTTCCACTCACTATCTATGAACTCAATAAGGTCAGGGTGTCGCTCCAAGTTGCCACGGGTCTCAACATCGAAGACAAAAGACCCGTGGGCTTGGATAATACTTACGGCTTCCCGTATCTCATCAAGCGTTGTTACAACGCTATAAGACATCAGTTAGCGTCGGTCTGAACTTCGAGCGCTACTTCCACCAATGTCTTGCGAGATGGTGTACGAATGATGTCATCTGTGTAAGCAGAACCAGAGAAGTGTTTAAGAGCATCTGCTGTCAATGCCTCAAGGTTCCAATCGTTCAAGTCACCCTCACGAACCATCTGGTGGTTTGTTGAAGTGGTGGCTCCCTTACCACTACGGGACACTGTCCAGTAATGCTTAGACAATGGACCCATTGCTGGGTGATCGTTAAAGTTTTTAAGAGAGTCAATGACTCGTGCACCGACTTCGTATGAACGAAGCACTGGCTCTTCATTAGGTGTCAAAAGGATGACATTAAAGTTGAAGCGCCATGATGGACGATTGCCTGCATCACAGAGTGGGCAACTTACGCCTGCCTCTGCATCGGAGATGCATGTGAATGACATCTGACCTTTGCGCTCAATCCAGTGCTGGCGGTAGCGAGCATATGGTTGGTCTTCAATGAACTTAATGATCTGAATTTCGTCAGTCACTTTAAGACGCTTTGCAAATTCATCGCTACCAACATTTGAACGGTCGGAACTACCCCAACCATTACGCACTACTTTGCGTGCTACTGGTGCTTCTTCTGCATCGTCGTTGTTTGGTCGTGCTGTGCGTGTTAGCCCAGTCGGTGCCGTTTCCTTTGTGGGTTCCGTGAACTCTTGTTCATCGTCCTCAAAGTCGCTATCCCATCGTCCCATAATAATTTGCTCTCCTGTTTTATTTTGGCCAGTTGGCCTGTATGTGTGTGATGAATGATACCCACTTGCTGGTGATTTGCCAACTTTTATTGCGGGTACCAAGTAACTCGTTTAACTCAAGTGCCTGTAATACAACTTCGACTTGTTCACGAGAATATAGACGATACCCTTTTTGTTCAGCATTTACTACTTCCGCACCAGATGCTTTTGATGTTCTATAAGTTGGGGCAGGTATCCATCCCCTTCTTTCCCACTTACGCACTGTTGGTGTTTTGCGCCCAACAATTTGAGCCAATGCGCCGATGGTATATAGATCAGTTGTTACACCCTTGATGGTTGCTACCTTTTTTGGCACACCAATAAACGGATCCTCGTAGTGTTTTTCTGGAACACTGTCGGGTCTATTTTTAGGTTTAGTTTTGCCTGGGTAGTTTGGAAGTTCTCCAAATACATCAAGAATGTCTTTCATGCTTTAAAAGCCCATGTTTCTTTTTCAATGTAAAACGCTTGGATGGTCTCTTCCAACTCTTTGTTGTTCCACGCCAAACCAAGTAGTTGGTCTTCATCGAGAACTTCAATCACCTGCTTTACTTGATCCCAATGACCATTGGCAATAGCCCACTGCTTTGCAGAATCAATATCAAGGCTTCGAGAGATACGACGCTCACGCTTCAATGCCAAGTTTCCAACATTCAACCAAAGGTGCCCTTTGTCGTCAGTGGCACCAAACGCTTCAACGGCGTCAGATAGTTCTTTCTTCATACCGTTGGCACGCTTCTCGATATCAGCAATAGCGTCTTTAGTGCGCTTGTATTCTTCTGCAAGGCGCTCTAGGTAAGTAAAGTCTGGACCTTCTTCTCTTTGTACAACTCTCATTTTATACCTCTGTGTTTTTTAGGAAGTCAGACAATGTGCCCAACGAGAGTTCAAACTTACCTTGGTTGTCATAGTTTCCATCAAGGAATGCAGAGTTAATTCCACGCTTTTGCATGAGCATTTCATACTGTCGTTCCTCGATAGACCCCTTCATTACGAATGCTGTAATTGTGACATGAGGATGTGTCGAGGATAAACGAATTATTCGTGCTTCTCTTTGGTCCAGTTTTCCAGCCGACCAAGGGAGATCGAAAGAGATAAGGTAATTGGCCTGTGGTAAGTCCACCCCGTAACCTCCCGCATCAGAGGATAGAAAGAGCCGAACGCCATCCTCGGTTGCGAACTTTTGCTTTGCAGTGTCTCTCGCACTTGCGTCCATTCCACCCATGAAGAGTACGCTTTGCGTAAATCCCTGAGTTGCTTCCTGGATAATCCGTAGGTTCTTTTTAAAGAACGAGAATAGAACCACTTTGTTATTTGGGTCTTCATCTAGTACATCCTTAATATAATTAATGACAGCATCTAATTTGGGTGCCTTACTACTCGTGGAGAGCCATCCTGCTTTGACAATTTGTGAAGCGTATTGACTACCTGTTGTCGTCTGCGAAGGATCATCAAATGCTTTCGCAGATTCAATAACCAGATTAGGATTGTCACAGAGCATACGCAATACAGTAAGCCGAGCCATGATTTGACCTTGTGCATCATTTCCTCCTGCACCATTGTAATGCGACCACAAGTCAAAACCTTGACCATGACTAGTGATTGCTTTATTAATTTCATTTAATAAGTCTTTGCTTATCTTCTCATATGCTGAGGCACCTGCACTGTCAAACACCACAGGGATTACTTGTGTGATTACATTAGGCAATTGATCAGCAATATCTTCTCTAGTTTTCCTTACCATTACTTCAGATAAAGAATCATTTAAAGAATTTAAATTGCGGTACCGAATTGGTGCACCGTAGTGATTGCGGACAATAAAGGTTCTATCAAAGATATCAAACCGTCCTAGAACATTTGCATCTACAAACTCCATTATTGAAAATAACTCTTCTGGTCTGTTTTCAATGGGCTGACCTGTCAAAGCAAAACGGTACTGAAATTTCTTGCCCAGTTTCTTGAGCATCTTTGAACGCTTGGCACGAGGTGACTTAATGATGGTTGCTTCGTCAATGACAATGGCGTTTGCTTTTAAAGAAGTTAAATAAGATTGGTCATTAAGCAAAGTCTCTGGGTTAACAATGACATAGCGACAACGAAGAGCAGTGCGCCAAATAACTTCCCGTTGTTTTGGTGAGCCATCGATGACACAGGCAGTTGAGTTAGTAAACTTCTTTATTTCACGAAGCCACTGATACTTGAGACTGCTTGGCACCACGATAAGAACCTTGTCTAGTTCTCCCATAGTGAACAGTTCTTCTAGAGCAGAGATGGTGGTCACTGTCTTACCAGCACCCATGACCATTGCTAAAAGCATCTGTCCTTTGTCAACCATTCGCTGGCTGGCTTCTTCTTGAAATGGGTAAAGAGTTCCTAGAAACATTAGATCCACCAAGGAATGACTGATGCGTTAACCACGGCTTCTTCAATCTCTGTGTCGGTCATGTCACCAATGTCTTTGGCTTTTGTGTGTGCGTACTTGAGCCAGAACATCCCACCTTTTAACAAAGGCATATCTTTAAATATTTTCTTTGCACTGGCAATGCCTGCCTCATCATTATCCATAGCAATGATGATCTTGTCAGCAACACCATAGGCAGTCTGTAATTGTTTCTTAGTTACCTGTGCGCCAAAAGTAGCGAGGCACTGGATACCTGTAAAGGATGAAGCAAAGCGAACAACATCAAGAGGTGACTCAACAAGTATTGCTGTCTGTGAGTTAAACCGCTCGATACCAAACAAGGTGTCACCTTTGCGAACGCCTGTTGGATGGTTATAAGTAAACCCTGAACCCTTTTCTTGCCACCCCATCAACTCACCATCTGGAGAAACCATTGGGATGATCCATGACTTGTTGCTTTCATTCCACCTAAGACCATGTATTCGTGCGGCGTCAGTGGTGATCCCACGGCTGTCTAAGCGACCTTTAGGCACCTCTTGGTAGTGCAGGTACATCTGGTGGTCAACATCTGGTCTGCGCTCTTCCTTAGGGACAAGGAGTCGTTCAACATTGTTGTTCATGATCATTTCTGTTACTGCAAAATCTTCTTTGCCAGTAAGTTCCATGATCAATTGTGGAAGTGTTCCTCGTGCGCCACAGGCGTAGCAAATCCATAATCCTGTCTCAGCATTCATAGACCATGAAGGTGAGTTGTCTTCTTTACCAGTCCGTGCCAAGTGCACTGGGCAACGACCAGATATTTCTTGACCAGAGCGACGAATGTCAACTCCAATAGACATCAAAAGATCTGTTATGTCAGTAGTACCAGCCATCAGTCCCATCCCTGCTCTCCTCCCCAACTTCGGTGAAGTCCATTGTGTCCCAATCCCACTTAATTCGAATCTCACCCTTAGGTGCTGTTCGTGCTAGTACAACACGGACAATCGCTTGGTTGTCAATATCTGGGTCTGACTCCACACCCAAGATTAGGTCAGAGTCTTGTGCGAAAGATGATGTGTAACCAATCGAGTCAGCAGAAATCTGTCGTGACTTCTTGTTACCAAGTTTCCATGACAGTACCTGTGTTGTACCGATCAAGGGAACATCAAACTTCTGTGCCAAACGCTTTAGTGATCGAGTGATGTTAGTGAGTGCTTGTGGGCTTCCCTTAGGCTCACCGTTCTCATCGTCCATGAGGTACACACCGTCGACGATTACTAAACCTGGACGATACTGCTGTATCTTTCCAGCGATGGCGCTAACAGTTGTAAGAGATGATGCATCTTCTGTCATGATGAATGGGTGCATGTTCTTGCGGACTTTAATAGCCTTCTCGATGCGCTCAAGTTCTTGCATACTTAAATCACCACGCATGATTCGTGTGTGTGATACGCCAGCAACAATTGCGTCGTAACGAGCCTCTTGCTCTTCAATACTCATTTCAAAAGAAACATACATTGGAGTGATGCCGTGGTTGTGAGCCGCATTAGCCATGATAAGTGTCATCAATGACTTACCCTTCTTTGCTTCACCAACAAATGTAATAAGTTGCTGTGGTCGAAACCCTGCGGTGATTCTGTCCAACCCACTGAAGCCAGATGGAATACCACGCAGTGAGTTTGGTGTGTCACGCATGATCCTGTAGCGCTCAATACGCTTTTCCCATGTTTGGATAATGTCAACATCACGAAGGTGCGCAACCTCTAGTGCTGCTTTCTGTAATCCTTCAGAAAGAATCTTTGCGGCTTCATCAGTGTTCTGGTTGTTTAGTGATGGTGTAGCCGCAGTAACAGCAAGCACGAGGTGCTTGTGTTTGTAAGCCATGTACAACTCATCGATGAGTCGTGGGAAGGGTTCTGCTTCAGCGTTAAGTAGTTGTAAGTCTGCAAACTCTTGTTTGATAACACGAGGTGTTGGTACTGCGCTGTACTCACGCCAGTAGGAAAGTATCCATAAGAAGACATTACCCAAATCAGAGTTGAAGTGGTCTGCTCTAACGCCTGCTTCAATGACTTCACCAACGCTGGCTGTTTGGATTATCTTGCTTAATAGAAGATGTTCGCTACTCGCCATTATGGTGTCCATGCTTTGTCAGGGCTAACAACCGTGGATCTGATTCCAAGAGTGAGAGCAGTTTCTTCGTCCGAGGTGTAGATGATACGGACTGCTCGTTGGAAACGCAAGTCGTATTCAAGTAATTCTGGAGATTCATAAAAGTACACAGGGCAATTAATGCCTTTGCGAACTAACCATCTGTCAATTGCGTCAACAGCATCAGCATCTGTAAAAGTGTAAATATCTGTACCAAGACCAAGACGGTTAACAGAGTCAGATAATGCCCTCAATGGCATGTCGTTTGGTTCCCACAAACGAAAGACTGCATCCCAATTATTGCGACGGCGTTGGATAGTTTCAAGAATTGCTTTTGCACCTTCTGGTGGTGTAGCAAGTAATCCATCAAAGACAACGCCTTGTGCAATTGCAGCATATTCTGAAATGTCGTTACCCTGCATTCTCTTCGATCCATTGACCAATTCGGTAGTCAGTTCCTTTGAGTGGCGCAACATAACAACATGATTGAACTATTGAAGCAACGCTGGCGCTGTACATCTGCTCAAGAGAAACAGGTTTCAGAGTAGATGTGATGATGGTTGTTAATTTCTCATGGTAACGACTCTCAAGCAATGAGATGATCGTGCGCTTTGTGAAATCTGTAGGGCGCTCGGAGCCAAGTGAGTCAATAACAACAATGTCAAAAGTCTCTTGCAAATACTTCATGGTGTTTGGGTCTTCGTAACCTTCAGGAAGTTCATCACCAAACTTGATCTCGTTGTAAGCCATCTGAATGTACTTGTCAGCAGTTATAAACATCCCTGACAAGTTATGTGTGTACACCGCACGCTTTAGTAGCGCTTGAGCAAGGTGGGTCTTTCCCGAACCTGTTGCTCCAACAATGTAGAGACCTTGTCCGTCTTCAACATATTGCTCAACAGATGACAACCACTTGTTTGACAACTTCACAGTCTCAGCGTTAGCAGATGTTGTTTTGTAATTATCCAGAGTGTCTTGACGGAACCTCTTTGGGATTTTGGTGTTTGTTACACGCTCTTCTGGAGAGCGATTACGCCAATACTTCTGGCTACGAAGTTCACTCATTAGATAAGCCTCTTGTCTGGTTGCAAGTCATCATATGTGTCAGGCTCCTTCAAGTTGTTCGCCGTCACAGCAGAGGCAAGAGAGTCGAGGTTAGCAAGAAAGGCACGCCAAGGTGTCACTCCCTCTGGAAGTGGTCTGTTGGTAAGACCTGAAATAAATAACCGCATCATTGCCCTAATTGTTTCGGGAGTGTGTCCAGCATTCCTAGCCTTCTTGAGACCAGAAACCATTGCAGGTGCATTTACTGGGGAGTTAAGTTTACCCCATGCGTCAGTGGGGAGCATTTCAGAAAAGAAAATGACCAAACCCATCAGGGAATCTTTTCGGGGGATCCTCTTAGCCCCGATGATGTCGTTAGACACTTCTGGGTCAGACCCCAAAGACCGACCCCAATCATCTTGCTGTCGTGGTTTCATGACATCATCCGAGCGTCAACTTGAATATCTTCATATCCCTCAGTCGGTCTCTTGTTATGGGAACTCTTATTACTATTCTTGTTATTAGTTCTTATTTGGGTGACACTGGTGACACTAGGGGTAGTGTCATGGGTGACACCACTAGTGGTGACATGTGTGTCACTACCTAGTGTCATGGGTGACACTACCTCTGACTCCTCAGCCCTCAGTGCTTCGGGGTTATTGAAGTTAATAATAAAGCGATTAGTTAAATTATGTCCGTTGTTGCCACGGCGGCGGCGGATCAAAACACCTGTGGATTCGAGCCGAGAAATTGC